GGAGTAGTAGACTGTTGAGTCGCAACAACGGTGAGAAGAACCTTGTCTCCAATGCTAGAACCAGGAATATCACGAAGGAATGCCTCCACCTCATCGTGAATATTATTGAGATAGGTTTGGTTGTTCTTCTTCACCGCATGATACATGCGGTTCTTGAAGTTTTCAACACGCCGAATCACATCGGCGGTGACGGAAGAAGGAAGAGAAATCTTGGTGATCTTGCCCATTTGTAAGAAGGATAGGAAGTAGAAGGAAGGAGTGGCACGAAAAACCAAATCTGGAAAAGGGGCTTCAATTTTTTTCCCCGCCCACAAAAATGGGACAATTGTTTAACGATAATCCAAAAGGTGCCCCAAAACTCAAAACACTTGGTTACGGCACCGAAGAGAAGGCAAAGAATTCAATCCAAAAACTACATTCCTATCCAAAAGCGTATCAGCGACAAGCGGCAACTACGATGTATTATCGGGCAAAATATCACGCAAATCAAACAAAAAATATGCGTAAAGCGATGAAAGTTTACAGTAAGTTTTTAAAGACGCTGAAAAAGCGTTATTAATTTTTCTTTAGTGTTGTCGTCCACGAAAATGAAGGCATGTAATGTGATAATCTATTGTGTATATACACACGCATTACACGATTTGTTACAGAAAGTATTGTAACATATGCTCTATCTTCACACCGTTCAAATATAATAGATTCAGGAAATTGTTGTTCTTCAAATATACAACGGCTTACAGCACAATGTGCAAAAGCACTATGTTCTCTATCATTCATAGGAATACCTGGTCCAGATATTCCTATATCGGCGGATTCTAATGGCTGAAAATTTGTTGTCTCACCAGATGAATAATTATGTAATAATAGTAGTCCAAATCCAGGAATATCTGGTGCAACTATAGTAGGATGATTCTGTGAGTACATAGATACAAGTACAAGCAATCGGTCTGGATGCATAATATCATCGGCATCAAAAAAACTAATAATGTCCGTTTTTAGTTGTTTTCCTGCTATATTACGATTTATAGCGGTATTTTGTCGTGTTTCAGTTGTTATAATTTTTAACGGAAATGGATATTTGTCGTATAAATGCTTTACATCATCATCAGTAGAACTGCTACAACTAACAACTACCATATTAGGCTGTAAAGTTTGTTCTTGAATACTTTTGAAAAGTCTCTCAAGAGCAGGTATATGCCCTTTATAGCACGGAATAGCGACGCCAATTGTTGGTTCCGTCATATATAAATAGCGTGGAAAAAAGATGTATACCGGAACGCATAATAAATTCCACGCAAAAAATCACGCAGAATTTCTGCGCAGTTTTTTGTGTGTCAAGAAATAGCGCGCAAAAAGTTACACAAAAAATGCGCGCAGATTCTGGAAAATCAAAATTCTACGCAGAAATTTTGCGTTTTGGCGCCGCGCAAATTCATTAATCTATAGATTAATGAATTTGGCACACTTTTTGACGCAGAAAATTGCCGCAGTTTGTGATTTTTTGCGTATTTTTTTGTTTTCTAAGAATCTGTGCGCATTTTGTGTAACAAATTTTGCGCGCTATTTCTTGACACACAAAAAAACTGCGCAGAAATATACACAAAAATTAGCGCAGAATTTTCATAATATCCGTCCACTCATAGGATATATCACTCTTAATAGTATTAATATAATTCATATCAACCTGTGAAGGATATACATACCAATCTTCATATGCATTTCCACCATTTTGTATATCACCAAATACACGAACATATCCGTTACGCTCAAAAATTTCTCGTGATTTTGCGCGTGTATTGTAATGGTCGCCAGAATAAATATCATGCTCAAATGTAACAACTGAAAATTTATAGTCTGGAAATAGTGTCTTATCTAGTACTTCTAGTGTTTCAATAGTTGATCCATTACTTACTTCTAAATCAACCTGAAGATAGTCCATACTCTTTGGAAAATTATACTTTTTAAAAAGACCCGCGTAATCAACCGTCCGCGCGTCCTGAATAACATAATGACTTGTACGCTGTGATTTATAAAGAGGTTCCCATTGATCCTCATACTCAACCATCAATCCATTCCATCCATACATATATTCTAAAATATAGGAGTTGTTGATCTTGACAGGATCATTCGTACCGATTTCTAAAAAATATCCATTTGTCTTATTGTTGAGAACAGATAAAATAAAATGATCCTGTCCAGACTGACCGTTAAACATTTTTGATCCGTTTGCCATATATAGATAGATACTATTTATATATGTTTAGACCTTATTCATTAAACTCCACATAATTTATCGTAAAATAGATAATCGTTATGTGTACCATCCCATAAAGGATTCGTTTCCTTATTATAATTCGTAAAATTGGAATGAAGAGTATATTGCTTTGACTCTAGATAGTCGTATATTTCTTTATAATCTTTTGAATATATCTCAATAAGCATGTACTGAGGTCTATACTTATCTAAATTAAGACCCTTCAGAATATTTAATTCATATCCTTCTGTATCCAATGATAGAAAATTAATATTTTTATATGCGGCATACTTATCAAGAATTGATTCAAGTGTAATAGCAGCCACATCTATAGTCTTCTCACTTTGAAGACGCAGTCCATCTACAGATGACATTAGCTTTCCATTAAAATCTCCCTTTACAGATTTATCTGTATATTCATTTGATACACATGCATAATTTAAGGTAATGCTTCCAGGACGATTTACTTTACATAGTTCATACGCAGAAGGTGAAGGTTCAATAAGAATACCTTTCCAGCCTCGCATAAATTCTAACATGGCGGTATTGCTTTGTGTAAGTCCATCATTTGCACCTAGTTCAATAAAAAATCCATTGTCTTTCTGTTGAAATAAGTCATCCAACTTTTTATCCAATTCTTTACCTGTATTATCAGTTAATGAATAGGACTGCATTATATTTAACGAAGTTGTTCACTTTAAACTTAATAAAAATAATTCAGTTGCGACTTATCATACTTTGTGTATAATCCCATACACGCAGCATGACCCCACAATGGCACATACGCTTTCGTATAATTTCCAAAGTATAAAGATGATAATGAGTATGTACTCCGTGATAAAATTATAATATCGCACATGGATAATAAAAATAAGTCATAACTTTCATCATCACTAGAAATACATTCATATAGCATATCTATAGTTGATCCTGGACTTGTAACTATTCTTACTGTATAGTCTTTGTGTACTTCTTTTATTTTTGCTATCTGTTCTTCCAATTTATAAGCCGCAAGTGGAGCCTGTCGGTTATAACGGTTCATCTCTAACCCTTCACATACACATAGTTCATCCTTTTCTATTTTTCCTCTATAGTAGTTTGCGCAAACTCTACCATCATAATCTGCTACCCCTGCTACATCTTCAAGACGAAGATGAATCATTATAGTTTTTTTATAATCAAACGGAATTGAGTACTTTTTATGTATCGCAATACTATAAAAATTCAATTGAACCGTTGCGAATACGCGTTCTTTAAAATAACTTACCATATCACACTGAATATGCTTTACAGTATTACTTATTGTTGTTACCCAATCACCTGGATCTTCCCATTTTATATCTTCCCCCTGCAATATATATGACTTGTTGTGAATATCAATGAAATCAAATAATGCTTGTACAAATATACTTTTATTATATTTTAATTTTGTCCTATCATAATGAATATATAGACCATAATGTATTGCAAAAAGTATTTGTGCAATATATAATGTGATATTGGCTCCAAGTCGGTCGCTGCGATGAAATAATGTAACATACATTTATATACGGCTATATACATTTGTATAGACTTCTTTAAACTTATTTTCATACCATCCTATACTTAATAGTCCGCGCTTTGCCTGTAGCTCTTGGTACAACCTAGAATATTGCTGTAAACACACTCCCATATCAAAATCGCTCCACTTATCCAATAGGATACATGGAAGGATTTCGCGCAGTTTTCTTGTAAAGACCGATGTATGAACAATAGGAATCACACCCAAGTAATAACACTCCCATATACGATGACTATCTATACCGTTTCCTTCAGGGCATACTGCAAATTTATGCGTTGATAAATGCTTCAAAAAATCTACATGCGGCTTTGGCTGTTCAAAGACAAGCCCCTTTGCCGAAATCTCTTTATAACACAATTCACGATCATTGCAGTTTGTACCTACATTAAAGTAGAAATATACATCGCGTGACTTTGGTTCGTGGAACGTCATTAATAATCCTAAAGTGTGCAAGTCCCCATGTGCCCACATACTATTGGCTATACCGATTGGTAGAAGATGTAGTTTAGGATGATCAATACAGATATTCTGTGAAAACATACAAATCAGTTTTGGATCGTCCAAAAGAGGTATGTACTGCTCCTTTATATTTTCATCCGAGTTATGTGTTACAAGCGTATAAGGATTCATAATATAGTGACGCTTTTCTATAAATAATGGTAGCCGATGAGCGTAACAAAAGAGCACAGAAGGATTGTTCCATAAAGCATCTAGATGTGATATATCCATATGCTTTGTTATCTGTTTACTAATAACTGGATTATAGTGAAAGTCCTCTGGCAAACCGCAATATACATCGCATAGTTCCTGTAGACGTTCACCTGTTACAATCGTATTGGTCATTTACTCATCCAACGATGTAACTCTTTAGAATGAATGTGAAGATTAACTAACGGTAACCCGTTCAAATAAGGAACCCTTAATCCATCCGCATACCGCCATTCTACCTTCGCCTTATCACATTGAAATACGGTTGTTTCATTGATAAATCCTGATGTATCGTTTTTATTATGTATCTTATCAATGCCACCTATATACTGACCAACCGCCGCACCGTCAAACAGTACACCAAATGTATTTGCATGCTCAGTGTAACGCTTTGGGATATCGGATACATAGTTTGTAATAATAGGCAAACAACCGATAAAATCGGGATTATAGGCACGAAACATAGCAATCGTTTCCATATCATTTGTATCATAACCGGCAAGAAAGAACTTTGCTAGAACCTCTATTGCAGATGCATTACGAATATACACAAAACTAGGTATACAACGCTTTTCCGCATCAAATACTGCCCATAACGGCTTTGTAGAGAAGATATTTATATATTTGCTAAAATCGTGGTACACAAGATTATCGTTTTCAATATGGATAACATGCTCAAGATTCTTAAGAAGACAGTATTCATATAGGTAGAAGAATCGTTCGCTTGCCGACCGCCAAAATCCCTGTGACAACGACGTCTTCTTTATAAACTCATAATGTATACTTGTTTTTGGAATATCCTCCAGCCCCATTGTATGAATATCTGTCCCTACTGATTTCTCCAAGGATTCAATATGTTGACGTGCAATAAGAACATGAATAGGCACCGACGTAATGTAGCGAAGTTGCCGAATACAGTCTGTTATGTAGGTTGGAAGAGTGTCTCCAATATGTACAAGAACAACCGTCATCTCTTAATTCTATATGTGTATATATTTAAACCAACTATGTTTATTTATTCATAATGGACGACATATTTGACGTTGTTATTCCTGTTGGACCTAATGATGTTGGTACAATCCACAAACAGCTTGAATACACTAAAAGGAACATTGTTGGACGTAGAAATATTTATGTTGTTTCTAATATTTTACGCAACGATATAAGTGGTGTAATATTCATTCCAGAATCTATCTTTCCATTCTCTATAAAAACTGTAGCAGAGATTCATGGCACAAATAGCCGCAATGGCTGGTATCTTCAACAACTTCTCAAACTCTACGCAGGATTCTGTATTCCAGGAATTCTACCACGCTATCTTGTTGTTGATGCCGATACATTTTTCCTAAATCCTACCCGTTTTATTGACCACGGTATAACCTTATTCAACTTAGATATCACTGGGCAGAACCATACGCCATATTTTCAGCATATGCTTCGGCTCCATCCCTCTCTTGAACGCAATCACACTATTTCAGGAATTTGCCACCATATGCTCTTTACCACTGAATATGTAAAGGAATTGTTTAATATAGTAGAAACACATCATAAAAAACCCTTTTGGCAAGTATTTCTGGAGGAGGTTGATTCAAATTGGCGGCATAATGATCGTTCTGGCGCATCAGAGTACGAAATGTATTTTAATTTTATGAACAACTATCATGCAGACTCATGTACTATTCGTCGCCTTTATTGGGCAAATGTAAGTCATTTTCAACCAGATATCCAGAAAAATTACGATTATGTCTCAGCACATTGGCATGGAATCACTTAAACAATATATTCCATATTTATGATAAATGGAGCCGAAACCAACTATACCGCCTCTATCTCTATGTATTCCTACTATGGACCGATGGAACTTCCTAAAAGTGAATATACCAGAATACTTGAAGAATCCTTACATCACAGAAATCGTTATTTCCGATGAAAATGGGCACGATGCCGAAAAAATCCGTGAAACATTCAAGGATCCTAAGATTCGTATATCTGTGAACGAAACGCGCCTAGGTCCTTTCCTCAATAAACGTAAAGTTGTAAGCTTGGCATCCAATGACTTCATATGTCTAATGGATTCTGATAATTTTGCTCCACTAGCCTACTTTGAAGCATGGGTAAAATGGTTAAAGGGATCGCCGCCAAGTGAACTCACAATTTACTCACCTTGTAGAACTATTCCCCAAGCAAATCATGATGGCTTTGATTTTAGACACATGAATGGTGTATATATTACAAATAAGAACTATAAATACTACTGGAAAAATATCCACGTAGCAATTATCTTATACAATACCGGCAACTATATTGTATCTAAGAAATTGTATATGACTACAGAGACTGATGCACATTTGAAGCACTTAGAAACAGCAAAGAGTCCAGATGTTATGTTTCAAAATTATTTTATGTGGAAGAACAACAATATGAATATGGTTGTTGTACCTGATATGGAGTACCATCATATTGTGCATAATGGTAGTTACTATATACAAGAACTGATGACACTAAATACCGATAATTTCAATGCGCTATATGATTAGTGTCTAAAGCAAAAGAACGATTACTATTCAAAATGTATCAAATGACACTTTTTGAATGGCAGCAAACACCAAAACGGCAGGAGCAAATTCTATATAACTGCTCTGTTGTTGATGGAAGCGATGATTGGATTCCGTTTTCTATCGGTATGAGTTGGGAAATTGGATACTACAGGGGTCCACTCACAGATATTCATATAGGTCCTCATACGCACCAGGTTCTATGCTCTATTCGTCCACATACTGATAAGAATCGCCGTCCTACCGGTATCAATCGCGAATTTATTCTACAAAATCTGGAAGCAAACGGGATTAAAAATATAGATATGCCGAGCAATTCGTATCTACGTACGCTTCCCCACTTCCAATTCGTTATATCTCCTGAAGGAAACGGTATTGATTGCCATCGTCACTATGAAGCACTTATGGCAGGCTGTATTCCTATTGTAGAACGCAATGAACGCCTGCTAGAGAAATACGGCAATTGTCCTATTCTTTTCACCGATGACTACACCGACATTACGCCTGAATACCTGAACACAAAGTATAACGATATGCTACACAAAACATGGGACTTTTCCAGGTTATGTCTAGATACATTTGACGCTGCAACACAAGCGCAAATTAAATTTAATGGCAATCGGTGGAGTAGATCTCTCATACAGCGTGAATGGTATACTTAAGAGCGAATATAGAGCGTCTCTTTCCATCCTGATGCCTCGGCAGACTCTAGTACACAAACGAATCCCTGTGAACCGAGATAGTAGTCAAGATACGATTTGTTAGTATCATTCACTTTCAAAAATACAGCCTTTACAAATGCCAGACACTTTTCACCGCCTACAAGTGTCTTGTATTCATCACCCTGTAAATGTAGTGACCAGACATTGTATTTGGGAATCTTTACCTTATTTTTCTCGCAGTAATCATCAATCGTTGATGAACTGGTCTCAATCCATAACATATCCGCTGGTGAATAACCTAGGTGTTGATAGTAATTCACATGCTCAAATGTATTTTGCCCAACATGCAAGATACCCTCTGGCTTAATACCGCGCCGATTGAGTACATTAAGAATATCAGTTGCTGAAAGTAACATCTCTATGCGTTTATCTTTATACGAATCTTTAGACTGCGATTTAATAAATATCTCTAATTCAGCTGCTGAACATGTGTTATAATTATATAGAATAGTATTTGTGATTGGCTTGGAAAATGTCTCATGTGAACGAACTTTGGGATAATTTGGTATATATACTTGTTGAAGAGTATCAGAGAAAAATGCTGCAGCCCATGAAAGTGTAGAACATGAGCAAATAAGAGTCTTTGCATTCTTCATAATATGATAATCCGTAATTACATCATTGGACTCTATATAAATCTTAAAATGTCTCTGTAAGTATTCAATATACTGATTTTCAAGATCCTTTGTAGGCTTATTCACTACAATACAATAAGAGGGAGCACCTATGCTTTCTAACAATTGTTTAAGCGAATCAGGATGAATAACCGTTAGATTTTTAAGGAAATCCTCTAACCGTAAATGAACAACAGTATCATATGTCTTCTTGAGACCTGTTGGATGGGTTAGTAACATGCCGGCTTCGTATATTTGAACAGGATACTCAAACTCAGGGCGCGCGGCGGTTTGCCCATCAGTAATAAGCTTATCATTTGGATGTTTGCGAATATACTCTATAATTTGCTGTCTATACTTAACATAAATAGCATCATGTTGGAAGTACCCAATAAATCCGTAGACAAGATCCTTGTTTAATGAGGCAGATAGTCCTTGTAAAGTGACAGACATCCACTCTATGAACGAATCATCATTTATAACTGCATTTGGAGCGCTATTTTCCACAATCTCAGCGTCATAAATAACCGCAAATAAAACCATCGCTAAATAGCGAAAAATAACATTTCCTAAGCGTCCTAGAGAAAGCGCAGAAAAGACCTTCATTATAGTAGTTTAGATCTCTGTTTTTTAAACGGTGATCCAAACTATACTTATATACTTAACGCCGGCGCCGAGTCTGGCGCTTCTTATTGCGACGGGTGCGTCGGGTGCGACGACGGGGCGGCGCATTGCTAGGTAGAAAACCTGGCTTTCCCCATGGTACCTGCGTAGGACGATTCGGTGTCATCCAACCACGCATAGACTTAGGCACCTCAGGCTTAAAATTCGGTGTAAACCGGTTTAACGGCACGGACTCAACGGGGCTGTACGTATTTGAGTTGCTGTTTGAGTTATTCGGTTTATTGTCCATAGACATTGCATTATAGGAAGTTGTATTATTTGTTAAAATTGGTACTTTCATGGGCTTGACCGATGCATTCACATTGACTGTAGGACGCTTAGTTGGTGTAGTTGGCGCGATATTTACATTAAGCGTTGTAGGGCGTTTTCTTAGTGGTACGTTCATCTTACTAATACCTGTGTTTCTTTTGGCGCCACATTAATGGCATTGATCGCCGACTCAGCCTGTAATTCCTCATTAACATCAATAATACCAGGGTTTAACGCATAGCAGTTCCACTCATTAAAGTGGTAATTAATCTGCTCGTCATATGCGTCATTCATATACTTGAGCGCTGGTAGGATCTTACCATGAATCGCGCCGTGGCGCACAATGTATGCAAAGGTACCCAAGTTGACACGAAGGCGCGGATCCGATTTCAGTTTTATAACACCAGGTCCCACATCTGTACCAAGAGGCTTCCACATACGAAGCCAAATCATATCCCAATCCGCCGGAATATGTTGACGCAGTTGTTCCCAACGACCACCAGGTTGTAGGAAATCCGCCGGCAAATTCACATCGTCTTCTAACACTAAATGCCCGTACGAATCGGGACAGTTCTCTTTACCGACCTGCTCAATCAGTCCGCGGTGCGATAAATAGCAACCAACAATACCAAGATTGTTGAGACGCTCTCCCTTATGGTCATTACGGTCGGCGCGCACCATCGCATTCCCCACACCTAGTACGCGCATCTGCTGGTAAGGAATCTCCTTGCCGTATATCGCATTGAACCGATGAACTGTTAGACCCAATGATGCCGCCTGCGCCTGTATAGAATTCCAACGCTTCGTATCACGCTCCAGATTGATCACATGGATACTGTGAATATGGGGCGCCTGACGAAACTCTATATGCCGATAGACTGCATATACAATGAATACAAGCACAACAAGCGCTAGCGTGTGCAATAAAAAATTGGCGTCCTTTGCCATCCTATTTGGGTGGTAGATTATCGGTTCGCTTTTCTTCCTTTACAGTTGGTTGTGGCGATGGCGATGGCGCAGCAGGTTTACACGGCGTTTTGCGCGCTCTATGACGATCCATACTACTTTTACTTGTTGTTGTGTATCCACACTGCCCACAGTAGAAATCGCACATTAACCTTATTGTTAGATACTTAGAAAAGATTCAAATTTCCTGGATTTCTAACAATAATGCGGATGTCATCTGTTATCATAAATCTCCGCGCTCGGTAAGGATGGACGAAGCTTTCGCCCGTGTGTTCGGTAAAGAGAACCTATTAGACTGGACTGATAACTATGGAATGACGATTCTAGCAGCAGGAGCATGTGCTGTTATTCTTACATCTCCCGATAGAGGGTTTGTTGGTGCTATATTTGGTCTGTCTTTCATGTACTTCTGGGTGTACTTTTTCCACCGCGCACTTCATTTTCTACCGACCGAAGGACCCTTGCGGTATCTGAATACTCACTGGATCTTTCATCACCAGCCGCTGAAAATCCTGGACCGCCGAGTGGAATTAGGATTGGAGATGATCAATGATCTTGCAATGAGTCTCACCGTTCTATGGCTCCAGGGAATGACTGGCATCTGGATTATACCGACGAGTATTATTCTATTTTACGCAATTTGGTACACCTCAGTCCACATTGTGAACTACAGTATAATAGGATCGCAGGTTCACAAAGACCATCATAAAAATGTCGGTACCAACTTTGGACCCGATGTCCTAGACCAACTCTTTGGTACCAATCATGAGCCATCCAAGGAGGACTTGATACCTCTTGCACCCAATATGGTTATTGCTTTCGGTATTGTTTTCTTACTAAAACAGTGTATCAAATGGATAGATTGAAAGAGCGTAAATCTTGATGAGATGAATTATGAGGAGATTGCCTACAACAGTCTGCTCAAAATCATGAATACTTGCCTTTTTGTAACCCTTAATACTTGTTGCCATACCTATTTCCGCCAGCGTCGGCTTGTTCTCACAGACTTCTAAGCAGTCCATAGCACACCCATCAAAGAAGCGAATGCCTATAAATAATAACATTAAGGTCGCTAATACGGCGCCCTGGGCAATCCGTGTTTTAGAAAATAGTACACCTGTGACCATGGCTAGGCATAATAGCGCATGTATAATTGTGGCAATCCATTCATTAAACATAACCCTAATGAGTCATCGGGAATTTACATATAGCGTCAAACGCCATCCGAGGTTTTCGGTGGCGTGAATAGGATGAACTACGGGCATGTTAAGATAGGACATGTCGTCATGAAGGCGGCTATCCCGACTACAACGGAAGGAAAGCGTTTAGGAATGATGGGAGCTCGCTTTGATTCAGGGTTTCAATGTATGGTCTTTCAGTTTGAGGATGTTCGTCGGTCGTTTTGGATGAAAAACTGTAGTATTCCTCTGGATATGATTTTTGTATTAGATGGCGTTGTATCTTCTATTGCGCACTCGTGCCCACCATGTACGAACGATCCTTGCCCTTCTTACAAGGGAATGGGTCAGGAGGTCATTGAGGTGGAGGGCGGAACATGCGAACGGCTCGGTATCACCGTGGGCGATACCGTAAAGTATAACGCCTAATACTTATATATCTGCATTGTTTGCCCGGATGCCAATTAATATTTGCGTTTAAATTTATATTAGAATACATTCTAATATAAACAAATGGATACTTACAAAACGCATCCGTTCTATACGCATCAACCATTCTTTATTGAAATACTCAAGGCTACAACGGGTAATATTTTAGAATGTGGATGCGGCGATGGAAGCACAAAGATGATAAGGGAACAGATACAGGGTACTGATAGAAAATTAGTATCTCTTGAATCAAATTTAGAGTGGTTAAGCAAATATACATATTTGGCTAACTCGTCCCATGACTTATATTATATAGATGCAAGCAATGATGATACAATAGAAACTGGTAATAAGTGGGTAGAATTTATTCAACAAAAAAAATTAAATGACTTTGAAATTGTTTTTCTTGATTCATCTCCTTGGTTATCACGAAAATGCTGTTTTGATTATTTTTTAGATAAGGCTAAAATTATTATTATTCATGATTTTGATTATTTCCCTCTTAATAATATTATTGGTAAGTTAACTAATACAGAAACCGTAAACTATAATGGTCAAACTATGGAAAAACACAACTGTAATTTAGATGGTGTAGTTAAAAACTACAAACTGTTTCATCCTCCTTATAAATATTTTGCCGGTGAAACCGGACCACCTACATTAGTTTGTAGTAATATTATGAGTGATACCGAATTTAATTCACTTATTAATTTAATTGAAGCAAATATCGACTTTTACTATGACTAATACTTCGGCTTCTGCGTTGCGAGATTAGGGGACTTGCCACAGCGGAACTTCTTAAGCGTCTTACCACGCTTTTGAATCACTGATTTCACACAAATAGCAATAGCACGAGACTCCTTCTGTTGCTTTTTGTAGTTTCCTTTGATGGTTTTGCGAACCTTCTTTATACATCCGCAAAACCGTTTCGCCATAGACTCTTTCATTTCTAATCAAGCGTTTTAAAAAAGTGGGCAATCGCAGGCAAAACCTTATCATCGTACAGTTTGCTCGCCTCTTTTATCGTGAGCCGTTTACGAATATCGGGGCTCATCATGGCACGAATTAACTTATAATACGGTACGGAAACCTGCTCCGCTAACCGGTCCTCCTCATTATGTGATAGGTGAAGTGGATTATGGTCTATATAAATACGCGGCGCGGACATACCTTCATCCCGCTGTCCAAAACGAGTATAGAAAATCTCGGACAGAGTGCGTCCTAGTGCATACACATCATCCTTTTCAAAAATAAACTTATACTTTTCAATATGAGACATGGATTTGATCTTCTCTTCCAACCAGTTAAGATATTCCTCTGTAATAACTGCCTTTTCACCCTGTGGCGTTTTCCTATAAAAAATACGGTAAGGAATCGTCTTATCGCCCTCAATTGTTTCCTTATAGAAATTGTGTATTAGTTTCTTCTTATTTTCTACTGGATGCGGATTGACAAAATTCACTTCAATACTCCAATAACGATATTGCTGATCGAAGAAACTATAGCCATTCTTATTGCGTGCAAACGGCGTCTTTTCGTTCTTAGAAAGAGTATCTAAATCGTCCCATTTGAATGAGATACCGAAATCAATAAACCGTGTATTAAAATGTCCATTGTCAGGTTTAGCAACAACTATATTATCAGGCTTAATATCATTATGAATAACATCTTTAGCGTGCGCTTTTTCCAAGCCTTCAAACAAATTGGTAATAGATTTGAAGAAGGCTGGATACTCACGAGGCTCAATATGAATATCTTGTATACTCTTACCACCATCCAGTGACTGTAAGATTTTACGAATCTTCATAGGGACCTTACACTTTCCTACATTGTTGCTAGTACGAAAGGGAAGTTTGGGATCACAGATTTCAAACGGATATAGGAAGTATTTTTGTGACGGGTCAATCGTACGGAAAAGATCGCGCTGTTTAAGCTCTTGTATAGCATCTTCGCCATCCATGAGTTTAGAGATTTGACCTGGACGGTTACGGGTATTCTTGCTACAGGCAAGGGCGGGACGGAATACGCATCCATAGGACCCTTGTCCCATAAGTGCACCGCCTTTACGGCGTAGTTTACGAGTCTTCGCCATCCTTATAAAGGATACTGAAAACAAGTTCGGCTCGGGGTTATGCTGAGCCCGTTAAATCAACCAGGTCATGGTCAATCTGGCGCTTTTGTGCAAGGAGTTCCTCCTCGTCCTCGGCGGTCGGTACATGGCTGGTAGAGAGTTGAATGAGTGTGCCATCGCTGAAGCCAAACGCTTCCATAACTTTATGACGAGATGCTAAGAAAAACTTAATAAGAACAAACGCCAGAATACCAATAAAAATAGGAAGAATTAGTTTATCCAAATTCATCTTCTATTATACGGGGCGAGATTATGCGGGTCCCACTTTGAAAGTGCGGATTGCTTCCTTAATAAGACCTTCCCGTTCCATAAACTCCTCTATATTGAAACGGTTCTTGTTTGGTATAGTATTTACAATATCCGTATCTGGTGGTAGTAATTTTGATAAGAGTAGGACCGTATAGGTATGCGTTTCACCTTGAGGCGGATTGGGAGGCTCGTAAGGAATTAAAACCTCGTCGTCTAAATTACCTCTACGATCAAACCACTGAGTATATAACCAGTGTACGCGTGCCGGATGTGGAGCATCCTTATCATACATAATAATCACAAACGCACGATCCTTGTGGTCTTGTTTTTCAAATAATACATCAGGGCTTCGTCTAGCCGTTTGTTCACGAGTAAGCAGTGGGGTTTCAAAAGGTGGAAGTATATGTTTATGGATTGTATGACCAATTTCAGTATAAAATACTACATCAAACATAATACCGCCGCCATTTTGAGAAGGCGTAAGGGCATTTCGTTCAGCGGCAACTGTTGTCTCCCATACATTTTTAAGTTGTACAAGAGTATTTAATATGCCTTGACCGATTTCATCTAACAATTGGGTATTACCATGTAAATAAGCTTCTCTGGCATTGGCAGCGTTCTGTTGCGTCTTATTATCAATATCTCTTGATAAACGATACACATCCCTAAATACATTGGGATTATCATCAATAGCACCTTCAGCCGCTTCGCGTATCTCGCGAATCTTACCGCGTGCTGAAGTGATCAATCCCATTAATTCTTCAGAGCTCACATTTACAGAAGATTGCTCAACAGGTGGACGACGCAGTTGAACTATTCTACGTCTATTTCCTCCATTCTGCTTTCGGGTTTTCTTACCATTTTGCCGATTGCGATTACGACGAGTATTGAGGAACGCCTTTGAATCCAGCCAGTTATTCCACTCAGGTCGTTTGTTGGTATCCCACGAAAAATGGTGCTCCAATTTCATACCGGTACGACGATTGAGTATATCAATATCCGCACGAGTGGGACGGAACGGCGCCAATTGATGGAGAATATGCTTGACCGCCGAGGGGCTCATGCTACCGCAGGTATAAATATCAAACTCCAATAAGCATCGGCTCTCTACATTTTGAAAAATACTCGGGTCGGGATTGCTCCAAAAGTGGAAAGCAATATGACTTGTCTTAATCGGTGCAATACATGTCATACCACGGTTATTCTCAGGTTTATCCAAATAATAGATACGCGGTGGAGCAAGTGACTTCATGTTTAACGCTTTCAGGATATTCTTGACCATTTGTTTGACTAGTGGAATGTCCTTACGCTCAGGGCAATCAACCAACTCCATACGCATCAGTAAATGATGATGCTGAATAAACTCTCTCTTTGCCTTGCGAGTCTCCTTGACCATCCCTACTAATCCTTCTTTTTTAGAATTCCAGCCATCCAAGCCGATATCATATGATTTACAGGTCGTTCAAACACCTGAGAGTAACCACCATCAGGGAAAACGAAGATCACATTTATACGCTCGGCGCTATCAGGATACCTTAGAACTATTTTGACTATTGCGCCCTTGCTGATACCATCAGTATAGAAGTGATCCGTATCAGTAACCTCCTTAAATTCTACATCACCATTCCACGATGCCTTAAGAGCAGGAAGTGCTTGATACAGTTGTGCCGCAGTGACTGTCATTTGGTTTGCCTGGAATTCTAACAATAAGTTCATGATTGATTCAAATTTTGTGGGGCGTGGGCGCGGGGTGCGCGCGGAGGAGGCAAGGGTGGTGTCTTGGGTGGGGTCTGTGGTGACAGGCAGCGGCGAGGGAGGTGAACGATTTATACTGTAAATACAGTAGGAAATTCTTGGGTGGCAGGCGGCGGCACCCCGGCGGGCGCCAAATTTTTTTGGACCGCCGTGGTAGGACAATGAAACCTCAGCTGCCAGAATGCTTATGCGCCCTATTGCCTGACGATGTCCTTGGTGTTATCAACTCGTTTGTACCTCACCTGCCCAAACCGAAAAAGAATCGGCGCAAGGACTCATTAGATTCGGTCGATTCAGCGGTTTCATCAGTATCACGCTCGCCAGATGTACAGCGTGACCTGCGACTCATACAGCGACGGGCATTGAAGGGAATGGATGGAATGTTTATGCGGGATTTGGAGGATTTCGTACTATTTTAGACTAGAGTACATTCAATGTACATCGGTCTAACTAATAACCGGCTAACTTTGTCCACAGCGTATCGGTATTTCTTACATCCTCGGCGGAGAGAGCACAGAACCAATTGAACTCAAAGCGGCGGACCAGTTGATCACCATCCCACGACATGAATACTGCCTCAGGTAGAATTGCTGACTTAGGATTGTTATCATCGTCGCTGAGGCGTCCAAAGAGATCCTCTAGATCACGAGGGCGTCCATCAGGCAGTCTGCCCGCATCTGCTATACGTATAATCTTTGTACCCAAGGTTGCCTGGTGCTCCCAAACGGCGAGTTCTTGACGACGGGCAACCGCTGCGCCCCATGCCTGTGGTCCACGATTTAACAGATCATTCAACTGACCCGCAGCATATACCCAACCAGGATTGTTTGGCAATGCCGACCAGCCTACATACGGAGAGGGTCCGGGTGCGATGGCTGTGGCAGTAGAGACACGCGGCTCATCGGGATGTGTGCCAAACATCGCTGCATCCACGCCATTTACTAGAGGGTAGAAGCTAGGTCCCAAACACAGCGTTGAGTTCGCATCCATCACCAAACCACCGTAGGCAGCGCATAGATTGGCAATCACCCAGCGACGCCATAGTGCCGGTGGCAGTCGGTTCGCCTTACGATTCGCCTTCGGTAAGAGTGCAAGTACAGCATCGCGGCCAATTAAGGGAACAATATCAAAGTCATGTCCTTGGGTACGGCGAAGAACATCCAAAGAGACCTGTAAATAGCCACGATTTGGCATATTGCTATTACGAGCACCGAAGTCCCACCAATGGCGAGAGTTTGTCTCAGCATCAACAAACCAATAAATCTTAGAGCGAGTTAAGGCTGGCACATAGTCTTGAAAATTATCTTGGACAATTAAATTACGGTTGTAGAGCGATACACCCACAACAACGAGTGTGAGGGCTGCCGCTAATGTAATGGATACCGCCGGCGATAAACTAGTCATCTTAATGGGTTCATTGATTTTCTTTTTGATAGTTTAACGGCAGTTGAAAAAACCAAGGGTCTAATTAGATGGACGCCGGTCAGTACATGAGATACAAACTACGCTCTATGAGCACCTTTACTAGCCGTAGCGGATGTACAGAGTCCGGACTTCGTACCTGGGCTCTCCAACAGGCGGTAAACCAGACCTATACTCCGCCTTACAGTGATCCTACTGTACAACCGAATACATTTAACTACTCCAACTTGAATATTTCTACACAACAGTACGGCAATCCTTTACCCTATACTGAGGTAATGGGAAGTACTCGTGTAGGCTATGGTGGTGATTATGTCACACCTATTCCGCCTTCTATTCCCAATCCCACTTGCGCAATTCAGCAAAGTTTATCAAATTTCTATTTGCCTCCAGTCGTTCAGGGCGGTTTCCAGATTCCTTACACGATTCCCACACCGTACTTATATGCGGGTAATCCGGCACCTTATGCGTCACCTTTGGTCTACTTATCTACCGCGGGTGCCTGCGACCAACTGCCTTCATTTCAGGGTACAAAGGCGACAGCGGCTAAGGCGTTCGGCGCTTGCAGCAATTGCGATATTGGAAGTTATTATCCGTCGACAATTGTTCCTGGGGCTGGGGCGTATTAATTTCCCGCGTAAGAAATAGAAGATGAACGGTCTAATTAAGTCCCCACCTGAGCAGCCCCCGCTGTCTAACCGCAATGCGTACACAACTTGGCCCGGCGGCGTTGACCCCACGGTCCCTCTCTACAACACCGATAACCAGAAGTTCGGTGGCGGCGCCAGCGCCCGGCGCCGTCGTCGCAATACGCGCAAGAGCCGCCGCAATAATGCCAATCGCAAGGTGAATCGCAAGGTGAATCGCAAGAGCCGTGCCTCCCGCCGCTCACGCCGCTCCTCACGCCGTGCCTCCCGCCGCTCACGCCGTGCCTCGCGTCGCTTCCGTGGCGGCTATGCCACATGCGCGCCTATTATGAGCGGCAGCCCCTCTATCCCCATGACCGCCAGCGTCTGCCCCGAAGGTTACTTCGAGGATAAGCCTGTGCTAATCGCGTAAATTCATTGTTAACAAAAAAAACTAAAAATATTATTATTTTTTTAGTTTTTGTTGATTTTTATGGTATTTGTTGTTTTGATGGTGTCTAATAAATATCAAGGTTGAGCGGCAGAGGATGAATCTTCTTCTCGTAATGTGTCTCAATCTCATCCTGTGCCCGACGCTCACGCTCCGTAATCAGGTTGATGCTAGCACCCTTGCGACCAAACCGACCCGAACGACCGATACGATGAATATAGTTCTCGCGCTGGAGAGGAAGCTCGTAATTGATGACAATGGAAATCTGCTGAACATCAATGCCGCGCGCCAACAGATCCGTAGAGATGAGCACACGGCACTTGCCGTTGCGGAACTCTGCCATCCGGAACTTTCGCTCAGATACATCCATGTCGCCATGAATGTAATTGAGGTCAAAGCCGCGACGCTTCATCTGATCTGCCAGCCACTCCGCCTTCTGGCGCGTGTTGACAAAGATCGTCGCCTGCTGAATGCTCAGGCTGTCGTAGAGATCGCACAGTGTATCCAACTTATGGTCCTCGCGCGGTACCTCCACAAACCACTGCTTGATGCCTTCCAAGCTCACCTCCTCAGGCTCTAGCAGAATCTCTACCGGATCACGAAGAATGCTCTTCGCTACCTGTATAACATCAGGCGTCATCGTGGCGGAGAGGAGAGCCAACTGCGTTGTAATCGGCCAGCCGAGGCTCAGGATACAATGAACCTGCTCGCGGAAACGCGCCTCTAGCATTTGATCCGCCTCGTCCAGAACCAATACCTTAATTGTATTCGGCGATAGGACCTTGCGATTAAGTAGATCGTAAAGGCGACCAGGCGTTACGAGCAGTACATGCGGAACATGCGGCGGCTTGAGCTTAGACTGCGAGATAACATCAATATCCGTGTTAACGGGCGGACCACCCGTTGCCGTATGCGTACGGATACCAATATAGTTGCCAATGCCCTTGGCAACTGCTGCCGTCTGCTCTGCCAGTTCTCGCGTCGGTGAAATGACAATCATCTGGACTTCATTCTTAGTAGCATCAATGCGGCTGATGCCGCCAATGACGAAGGTACCGGTCTTACCAGTACCCGATTGCGCCTGTGCGAGCAGGTCGTAGCCCATCATCATTGGCACAATCGCCTTCTCTTGAACAGGGCTGGGCTTTTCAAAGCCGAAAGAGTAAATACCACGCAGAATATCGTCCTTGATGTTCATCTCATCAAAGCTCTTGTATTCACGCATCACGTACTTATTTGAGGGCGCCGGTGCCGATACATCTGGGGCAGCCGCGCCGGCGTCCGGTGTAGGAGGGTAGGGAGGAGTATTCGAGCGGTCCGTGGGGGCACCGCTGTGAGTAGGAATAATAGGAACAGACGCAGAAGACATGGAGGGATATGAAGAAAGGAAGGGCTCAATGCTTTAGGTAAGAAGATAAGGAGGGAGCAGCATATTTAAAATGAATCTTTGACGCCGTCAATTTTTTCGGTTTCATGTTTTCTCCGTCGTACCGGCGTTGCATGACGATACCGAGATTTTATAGGACGAACTGTATTCGGCTGCTCTGTAATCCATTGTACAAGTTCAAACTGCGGAAAACGGAAACGGGGAAACGAAGTTGCGGTAGGATCGTGTAGTCCTATTGCAAGTAAAGCAGTAGGAACAAGCGAATGGGGCAATCCTAGGACCGCACCTACACCATCAGGGGAAAAGCCCTCCATAGGACAACTTGCAATCTTAAGTTCGGCAGCAGCAGCTAAGGCGAATCCTAGTGCTAAATAAGTCTGGTGCTTTGCCCATTGTACAGGATGACTATTTCCTAGAATAGCCCCACGCATCATACCCTCCAACTGTGCCGGTGGCTTCGTTTCGTTGATAAAATGGTTGAGATGCTCGTCTAAATTGTTCCTAGTACAGAAGACGAGCAAATGCGTACATTGTTCTACTTGGGGCTGTCCGTAGCACACCGGCATAAGCGCCTTCTTCACTTCCTCACTGGTTACAACCTTCACTATGTAAGGCTGAATCCCAAAACTGCTCGGCGCATTTACAACAGCATTGAGAATTGGTTGAATATCGGGGATTGGGGACATTGCGGTCGGCTTGGCAAAACCTTTTTCGGCACGCCGCCATTCCAAATTCGCTAGAAAAGACATTCTATGGCTCTTCTCGTGAAAAAGTTTTAGATTCTTGGGGTTTTACGAAAAAATGAAGAACATCGTTCAAGTTTATTAGTGCATAATTATGGTTGTGCCATCTATTACGAATTCTACCCAAACTACCTCAAACAATGATGATGCAGTCATTATGTTCGGAATACCAGGCACGATTATTCTTGTATCAAGTATTATTGTGATTGCAATAATGATATACAGATATCATAATTCAAAACACCATGTACTTCCTCGCTTTGAGCCGGCATCGGTTACGACTGCCACTCCGCCACAGGGCTCAGTGTAATACCAAGATTGGGATGGTTAATCACCTCCTGTAAGAGTTGATAGTGAACCGATTTTACATAGTCATAATTACCTTTTTCGTATTGCGTAGCAAAGACGGATGCGACCGTAGGCTCTGCTGTCTCCTTGAACTCGAAATACTTATCTAGTGTGGGAATCTTGAGGAGGTTATCACGAGGTCCCTTGAAGCCAGTTTTCATAGTGCCGCCCTGGGTTTCGAACAATTGCTTAATCACATTCGCGGGGAACTTGGCGAGTAGGAAGTTGCGGTTGTTGAATTCCGTCGTGTAAATATCGATTTTCTTTGCCGCTTTGATGCCGAACTTTTCCTCAAAACTTGTAATAACGGATGCGGCAGCATTTGCATCGGCAAGTTCATACGCAGTACAAATGAGCCCGCGACCATTGTTAATATCTGCCTTAATAGCATCTACAACGGATCCGCGACGAAAATAAAAGCCGGACTTACCATGAAATACGGTGACATCCTTTGCTTGATCGTAGACAATGCTAACAATGCCGGCATCACTATCCTTACGCAGATGGTGTTCGGGTGGGAGATCATTGACTGCCTGGTTGAGGGCACGCAGCGTCTCGGCGGCTAGAGGTTCACAAAAGATGGGCATCTTTCTTCTACTTTAGTCGGTGGGGTTGGGTTTAGGTACGGCGGTTGCGGTTGCGGTTACGGCGAGTGGTTTTGCGGGTGCTACGATGGCGGCGAGACCGTTTCTTACCGGTATTCTCTGCCTTTTTCAACGCTGCATACGACTGTTCAAGTTCTGTTTGTCTCGGTCGCATAGACGCTGCGACTGCCGCCAGATGTGCGTGTTGCGCAGGTGTAAGATTACTTAAATTTATATTTCGTGGTGCTGTTTTCGGTGCCACTATCGCAGGTAGAGGGGATACGGATTCTCCTATGTGCCCAGCCAGCCGTTGGGCGGCTTGTATTTTTAGCATATTTGCGTATGTTTTTGCTGTATCAGGCATATCTATAGAGTCGTGTTAAAATTTTAAGGCAGACATATGAACTTATATCTAAGGATAATAGACTAGATTTATAGTAATTAAATGAAGGTAATTGACTGTTTTATCTTTTATAATGAGATTGACCTTTTAAGGTATCGTCTTCATGCACTCAATGATGTAGTCGACTATTTTATTTTAGTTGAAGCAACACGCACCCATGTCGGTAAGGAAAAACCGCTGTATTTTGAAGAGCACAAACAGGAATTTTCCGCTTTTTTGCCAAAAATCATACATATCATTGTAGATGATTTCAAATATACATATCCTACTCTCGATATATCCAAAAAGGAGCAATGGGAAAATGAGTGGCATCAACGCAATACAATTGCAAAGGGCATTCAGGGATTAAATCTGGCTGACGATGATATTATCCTTATTTGCGATGTTGATGAAATTCCTGATCCTGCCACATTGCGAAGCATCAAAGATTCGCAGTTAAACAATTTGGTCTGTTTAGAGATGACTATGTATTGCTATGATTTAACGATGCAATTTGTAAGTAAATGGTATCACGCAAAGATGTTGACTTATGCTGTATACAAGACTCTAAACATGACCATTGACAACATTCGCCTAAGTCATTTTTATAGACATGTACCGGTGTTGAACAAAGGCGGATGGCATCTCTCTTTTTTTGGTGGTACTCATACGATTAAAAATAAAGTCGAATCCTACACTCATCAAGAACTCAATGTGCCGTCTCTTACAGTCGAATTAATTCAAGAAAAAATAAATTCGGTTGTATACTTTGGAGATGCGGGCAGACCTCTTGTGAAGATTCCTATAGAACAAAATTCTTATTTGCCAACTAAGTATGATTCGTATTTGACAATGTTTTTCTAGAAGTCTAAAGGCGATATGCGCCGATCTAAAACTTTAATGAGCCAAAGCTCGATAAGAGGTCGTTTACACTCTTATTTGCCGCCTTCTTCTTCTCATTACGGTTTATCATTTGTGCCAGTTTCGCAATATTTGCGTTACTGACATTATTACCGGGTTTATTACCCATCATATTATTGTTACTCATGACAGCTTCCTCCTTGTGCTTTTCTAACGCTTTTTCGCACGCATGACGAATTGTACCAAGAGAAATCATCAAATCTGCTTGTAGATCGGAGATAATATCAATATCATCCTGAACAAGTCGCTCTACCTTGCTTACCATCGGGGCTAGGCGTTTAAGGGCTAAGCCGTATCGGGTGGGTATATTGTTGGCATTGCGGCTTAGCAATTGCTTCACATTACGCTTCGTGAGCTTTACCTTAAACGCGGGGGCGGGTCGGTACTTGCGGGTTGTGTGACCGATTTTTGTCATTCCTACTTACGACGGGTATTTTTGCTGCGTTGCTTACGGGTCTTTGGGGCTTTGCGGGCGTATTTCTTGCGAGTAAGTCGCCGACGGGATGCACGGCGGGTTTTGTGTTGTCTGTAGACTCCACCGCCTAATTTATTGGCAGCGGCACTGGACATTCCTAGCTGCCGTTCGAGGGTACTACGCTTCGCCTCAAGATCCTGTCGAATTGCATTCAGATTAATAGGTTTTGCGACGGTATCACCTGGTGCTGCAACCGCCTCATTTATGCGACGACGCTTAATATTTGGTGGAGGAGAGATAATATTGGTACCACCGGTGCTGTTGTCCGAGGGCTGGACGGCTGTGCTGTTGCCGCTGCTGTTACCCGAGGGAATATATGTGCTATTGCTATTATTGCTATTGCTGCCCGAGGGAATATATGTGCTATTGTTACTGTTGCTATTATCTTCTCGTAAACAATCTTGTAATCTTCCTACTCGCTCTTGATCTAGAGGTGTTGCAACGCTTGCTATAGATGTAAATACGGATCGTTCAACAACAACTTCATTATCTTTTTTTGCTATGCTATAGAAGTGGACAGCAGGGCGGCTACTACATATAGGATAATCACCATCTGGAGATGTAGGCCAATTAGGATTAGTATCAGGAAGCGGTTCTTTTCCAAACGGAGCGTGCCCTTCAATTATATCATTCGATAGTTTATTAATGTAAAATCCATTTTTCATAAATTTTGTTTCGGCAGGTGTGGCACCCATCACACCATGTGCATCACCTTTATTGTTTCTTACTTCGTTCTCTAGATTCGCAAAAGTTGTTGGAAGTCCTGGAATAGGTGGTAAATCATCATTCTCTTCTACATGAGATATTTCAACTGTTTCACCTACTCTTAATGCAATTATAAATGATAAAATATCTACCATTATTTTTTCGTTGTAAGGTTCAAAATATAATACCCTATCACGAGGTGGCGCTGCAGCACCGCGAAGGCGACGAGTGGCGACCGCAGCAGTGGCTTCTGCTATCTGTGAGAGTTGCCCAATAGCATTAAGTTCAGCTGAAGGACGGCTACGGCTATTAAGTTTAACTTTTTGGAGGGCACCAAGCCGAACAGCAAGAGCGTAATTTAATAAAGGCTTGCTCGTAAGTAATTCCGCAAAATCTCCAATATTGTCTTGACTATTTAAATAATTACATACATGTTGCATACGATCATATATATGCTTAAATCTGTTAGATATCCACTTCCACGCTTTGTCCCTTTGAACCATTAAAGGAATATTTGCTGCTTTTAAAGACGCTAACCGCGCAGCATTTGTTAGAAGTCTACTTTTCTTATCAATATATTGAACGGCAGGGACAGCAGCAGGAGCAGCAGCAGCAGCAGCAGCAGCAGCAGCAGGT